TACACATCGTAAGGGGGCATCATGGCTAATTCTGATGCAGTATCGCAACTATATCTTGACAGTTTTAGCTTTGGTCGTCTTGGTGTTGTTCGCGGTACAACGCTAAACACCGCTGGTAACGCAGTTATCACCATTCCAATTCTGAGTGGTGGTTTAACTAACGGCGGTGGTGTAGCTAACTCGGGCGGCATTATTGTTCGTAGAATTACGATTCAAAATGGTTCCGGAAACGTTTCTAATGCAAACGTAAGCATATCCGCAACTGGTGATGGCGCAAACCTTATTACGGCTAACACCGTATTAACGAATATGTCCACTACTGGTCGTTATGCTGATATTAATGCAGCGGCACCATACACTAGCAATGTTGTATCCGGTAGCGTAACCCAATGCTTGTATGTAAATATTAATGCTATCGCTAACAATGCGAACACCGTTGATATTTGTGTATATGGCGACGTTGTGAGCTTCTAATTATGCAAACCGTCTATGTGACAAACAAATGGGATAAACCCATAACCTTTAGCTACAATTACATACCTTACACATTTCCGGTGGGTGAGAGTGTGGAAGCACCTCTAGAGGCTGTTTGTCACATATTCGGTCATAACGACCCTGATAAAGAACCGTATATGGCGCGGTTGGCAATGATTCAGACTAAGGCAGACATTCCTAGCGGATTAAAAATCCTTCAGAAAATTCTGATTACAGACCAGCCGCCAAAGAAAGACCACTCGTTATCCCCGGTGGTTGAGAGAGTACCCCTTCCTTCTACCAAGGGGGATGGGGGAAAAATCAATGTTGCAGCTTGATATGGACTTTAAATGTCTCAAACACTTCAAAGCTACATTACGTCGGTCAGATACCTTTTGCACGATGCAAACGCTAACTTTTACACCAACAATCAATTAACTGATTACGTTAACGGTGCAAGAGCAAGAGTTGTTCGTGATACGGGTTGTCTTCGCACAATCCAAACAACTCAAATTCCTTGCGCTCCGGGCGACTACGACATAAATACAGCAGCTCCGATTCTTTGGCAGACCGGTACGGTGGTCGCTTCTGGAGATTATGTATTTTCTAATATTTATATTTATTTAGTAACTAGCGGTGGCACATTAGGAACTGCGCCTGATTGTCCTAACGCTAATAATGTTTATCCTCCAGACGGAACAATTTACACCGATACTACTGTCTCATTGCAATATGCTGGACCGTCAGAAATAATCAACTATGCTTCTTTACCGTCTGGTGTAAAAACGCTAGACGTTATTAACATCAATCTTTATTGGGGAAACTCCAGAATACCTTTGCGGTATATGGCTTGGACAGACTTTAACGCACAATTGCGTTATTGGCAGAACCGCATAGGAACACCGGTTGCTTATAGCATTTATGGGCAATCTCAAATATACATTGGACCCGTTCCCGACATATCTTACACGGCTGACTTAGATACGATTTTATTGCCAACAGATTTAGTGGCTCTCGATGATGTAGATAACATTAACGACCCGTATTCTAGTACCGTTAAATTTTATGCTGCTTACCTTGCCAAATATTATGAACAGTCGTTTGGTGAGGCTGAAGTTTATTTAGGACAGTATAAACAACAGATTCAATCGGTTCAGGCGTCCGTCTACACTAGAAGGCTGCCGGACCCATACTCTAGAGCGTACTAGGTCATGGCATCGGCAGAGCAAAAAAAATCATACGAAGTTTTTAAGAACTTTCGTGGAATTAACACGAAAGCTAACCGTACGGCTATTGGTGATGACGAGTTTTATTGGCTTGAAAATGCCATGCCAATTGGCTACGCCAATTTAAAAACAACGCCTACGTATGACGATGTTGGAAGTATTACTTTTGCTAATACTGTTGTAAATTTCTTTTCAGCCAATATTGGCATTACAGATTACTTGTTAGCCTTCCAAAATGACGGAAGTTGTGAATACGTAAATCTAACAACTAATGTTAAAGGTACATTAGCAGCAGCAGGTACGTTTACAACTACGGGCGGCATTAATGTTAGTCAATGGAAAAATGACCGTGTTTTAATTATCGACCCTGTTAAAGGCTACTATACTTGGAATGCGGTTAATTTAATTTCCGTTGGCTCAATTGCGTCTATTGGTATAGTCAATCAAGGAACTGGATATACCTCAGCTCCTGCTGTAGTTATTTCCTCACCAAATCAAACAAACGGAATTCAAGCGACTGCTGTTGCTACGATTTCTAACGCTAATGTTATTTCGTCAGTAACTTTAACTGAAGCAGGTTCTGGTTATACGTCATCTCCAACCATAACATTAAATGGTGGTGGAGGAACGAACGCCAACATTATTGCAAGTGTGCTTACGTTCGCGCAAGGAACGGTATCTGTTTTAGTCACAAACGGAGGTACTGGATATTCCAATGCGGCTAACATTTCCGTAAGCATTGCTGGCGGTGGTGGAGCAGGAGCAGCTGGCAAAGCAATTATTTCTGGAAACATTGTTACTCAGGTCATTATGACCAACAACGGTTCTGGATATACAAATCAATCTAACATTACGGTATCTATTACTGGTGGTGGCGGCACAAACGCTACTGCCTCAGCCATTATTAATACAAACACTAATTCAGGAATTCAATCGTTTTCCGGAAGGGTTTGGATTTCTAGCGGGAGAACTGTTTATTATTCTGCTGCTGGCTCATACAGCGATTTTGTAACGGTATCAGCCGGAACAATAGTTTTAACTGATGCTACGTTACATGGAAACATTATTCAATTATTGTCAGCCAATAACTTTTTGTACATCTTTGGTGATGACAGCATTAACGTATTTTCTGACGTTAGAGTAACCGCTGTTGGAACCACGTTATTTACAAACACAAACGTAAGCGCATCAATAGGAACAAAATTAAAGTACGCTATTTTCCCGTACTTCCGTTCTGTTCTTTTTATGAATGATTACGGTGTTTATGCTCTTGTTGGTTCTACAACATCAAAAATTTCTGACCCTTTAGATGGAATTTTTCCAAATATTGATTTTGTTAATGGTGCTGTAAATGGTGGTCAGGTACTTTTAAACAATATTTTGTGTGCGGCATTTAATTTTAAATATACAGGTGGATTAGGCTATTCTTCTCAAGATAGATATATTCAAGCGATATTTTTTGAGAAGAAATGGTTTTTTACAAGCTCCGACGATAATTTGAAATATGTAACGTCTGTTCCGGTAGGTGGAAGAGTTACTTTGTTTGGTACTAATGGGAATTCGTGCGTCAAGATGTACGCAAATACAACATCAACTGTAAACAGTTATGTTCAGACTTCTTTGAACCCAATGAAGGACCCAATCAGAACTAAACAGGCGTTGAAAATTGGAGTTGAAGCGACGTTGGATGCAGGGGCTAGTATTGCTGTAACTGTTGATTCTGAATCTAATACATCTCCTGTAATTTCTTTGCCGTCAGGTATTAGCTGGATTAATATTTACAATGGAATTATTCCTTGGATAAATAATTCTTCTGTAGAAATAGAATGGACTTCAGGCGGCATTGGATACACGTTATACAAATCTGACGCCAAGCAATATGGAAAATATTTAGGTATGACAATTACATCTAGTACACAAGGAATTGTGTACAACGGTTTTGAATACGAACATGAATTAAGAACGAGGTTTTAATATGAGTGTACCTTATACATTTTCTGGCGCAACGTCATCAATACCATTATCTCAATTAGATACTAATTTTCAGACTACAGTTATTTTGGGAACAACGTCATTTCAGTTGGGTGATACTGTTTCTACAATAGATGGATTAAGTTTTTCAAACATAACTGTTAATAGTACGTCTTCTTATGACGCTATTAGAATTAATCAAACAGGAACTGGTAATTCATTTGTTGTTGAAGACACAGTAAATCCAGACTCATCTCCTTTTATAATTAATACTGACGGTAATGTTTCTGTTGGTTATACAACTACATTATTAAAATTAGGCGTTAATGGTTCTGTTGGATGGAATGCGCCGGTAACTGTTACAGCTGCAAC